CCGAGGATGTAGCGGTCCACCACGTCGATGCCGCAGGGGATGGTGGTTCTCACCTCGCTGGCGGCGTCCTTCTGGCCGGGAATGGTGGCTGATGCAGCGCCGAACTTCTTGCGGATCTTGTCGAGAGTGGACGCCAGTTGATCGGCCACCACGTCGGGCTTCTTGGCTGCCATCGGTCACCTTGAAAGGAAGAAGTGCGTGTCTCTCCACGCCGTCACCGGCTCCCGAGGATTTCCGCCTCCGGTGGGCTGATTCACTCTGCCTCGATACAGGGCGCCGTGCTCGTGCCGGACTTGGGGCGCGTTCCCATATGTTTCCCCGGCAGGGAAGGAAGTCGTCAGAAGGGCAGGTCGTCTTCGGCCTGCTGCGCACCGGCGCCCACAGTGTCGTGCTCCACCGTGCGGGACGGAGCGGCGCGGCTGGTAGTCCCGCTCACGGTGCGAGGCAGCGACCTCGCCTCGCGAGTCTCGGGCTCCGCACGCTGGCCAGTGAGCTTCTCGCGCATCTCGTCCGGCGTCAGCACCTTGGCGAACTGGTCGAGATTGGCCTGCTGGTCGATCCAGTTGACGTCGCCCAACGGCGTCGCCTTGCGCGCGGCCAGCACCTTGTACTCGGTGTCGTTCTTCCCGGTGCCCTTGCGCTCAATCACGATGTCGAAGCCAGTCTCGGGATGGGTGAAGTCTCCGCCCGCGTCCGGGTCGGTGCGCAGCGCCACCAGAGCCTCGTGGATGGTCTTGCCGAAGGCCGCCACCTTGGGCCCCTCTTCGGGGTGCTGGCGGTCGATCACGTTGGCGAAGATGCGACGCTTCGCGAAGTAGTCCCTCGCGCGCTCCTGATCGGCCGGGTTGGCGGAGCCCTTCAGCTGGTCCGCCTTGGCGCACACCGGGCACGGCTGCTTCGCCTCGTACCGCGGACACGTCACGGAGCGGAACTGCCCGTTCACGTTCCAGCTGTGCTGCCAGACGACGCGGAAAGGCGACTTCTTGCCCACCGGTGGAGGCAGGAAGCGGATCACGTTCTTCCCCACCTCGAACTTGAAGAAGTTGTTGCCGCCGGCGGAGGCGAGTTCTTCGCCCTCCTGCTGCGCGGCGTCCATCTCGTAGCTGCCCCACCTCTGAATGTTGCTCATGTCGGCTCGTTCCTTTGGCTGCGTGTACACTGCGTGCGGCTTGTTGGCTTGTTCACTTCGTGCTGCAAGTTGGTCTTGTACCAGATGGGGCTGACATTCACCTGAATTCGTCGCCCTCGCGGATGAGCGTGCAGGTAGGGCAAGCGCAGTCCCGACTGTCTGGGGGCGCGAACGGCTGAAGGCGCGGACAGGAAGCATCCTTCCGCAGAAGGTAGATGGCGGCTTTCACCAGCCAGTTCACGACAGGGACGTGAAGCATCACCCGCCTCGGGTCTGGTCGCGCATGTACTCGCGGAGGGTCGGGTCGCCGGCCATCTCGGCGCGCTGGTGGTAGCCCAGTTGAACGAGCATGTCCTTCTTGCCGCGGAGGGCTTGAAGGACGCCACTGATGCGCTCGGTTTCGACCTCTGCATCCGTCTCGGCTTCCCGTGCCGTCTGGTAGGCCGGGTCGGCCATCACCTTGGCCTCGATCTCGGCCACGGTCGTCTTGGAGGTGCCCGCCATCGCCCGCGCCTCCAGTGTGAGACGGCTGTAGATCTTCTCGCGCTCCAGCTTGCACGATGCGTGAAGCCGGCTCGCCTTGGCGAGCTTCTCGTTCCAGTAGGCGTAGTCACCTGACCACCGAACGAACTCCTCTTGCAGAGCCAGCGGCTCCACCTGCGTGCACTGCGCCAGATACTCGTCCACGTCGATGTCGTTGAGCTTTGCCATGAGTAACTCCCGTCTTGTGCGCTACGCCTCGAACTTGCTGGTGTCGTACTTCTGGAGGGATCCCCAGCTGCGTCCCACTTCCATGTCGATGGCGATGGGCACGCCGTTGGCGTTCCATCCCGTCATGATCCGATGCACGTGGTAGGCGACCTCTTCGAGCGCCGACTCCTCCACGTCAAACATCAACGAGTCGTGCACCGAGAGCACCAGCTTCGCGGGCACAGCATCCTCGTGAATCCACCGCACGCACTCGGTCAACGACATCAAGCAGAAGTCGCTGCCAGTCCCCTGAATCGGGGTGTTCCAGCTAGAATGCTCGGCCACCGCGCGGAGGCCGCCGTCGGGGTCGTCGATGTTGGGCAGAGGCCGGCGCCGGGCACGCTCTCCGTCCCACCACGTCCAGCAGCATCCATGCTGCCGGGCGTACCGCAGTTGACTGGCGATCCATCGGTCCAGCTTGTGGAACTTACCCATCACCGCCTCACGAATCTTCGCCGCTTCTGCCACACTGCACCCAGCCCGTGCGGCGATGCCCTCATCACCCATGCCGTACAGGATGCCGAAGTTGAACGCCTTGGCTGCGGAGCGGTGGGACTTCTTCACGTCCTCCGGGCCGATCTTCCACACGATGGGCGCGATGAACTCAGCCGTGCGCTGGTGGAAGTCGCCACCCTCGAAGAAGATCTGCGCCATCGCCTCGTCACCGGAGAGGGCCGCCGCGATGCGAAGCTCCAACTGGGAGTAGTCGGCCGACAGCAACACACAGCCGGGTGAAGCGGTGAAGCAGTCCCGCGCCATCTTCCCCTCCGCACTGTCGCCATCACGGGGAATGTTCTGAAGGTTGGGGTCTTGGCAGGACAAGCGCCCGGAGCGGGCACCGTCGAGCATCAAGCTGGGGTGAATGCGGCCGTCACGACGGATGTACCGCTGCATGCCGACGGCGTAGTTGCTCATCAGCTTGTCGAAGCTCTTGCTCTCGATGATGAGGCCGGGCAGCGGGTGCTTGGAGATCGCAGCGACCGTCTCCAACGTCTCCGCGTCGGTTGCCCACTGCCCCGAATTCAACGTCCGGCGCCCACCCTTCAACCGCAACTCGTCGAACAGAATGCGCCCCACATCATGCGGGTTGCTGGGGTCGAACTTCCCCCAGCCCATCATCTTCAGCTGCAACTCCTGCTTGCGGTGAGTCAGGTAGGTCTGGAAATTCTGAATAGCACCGCGGTCAACGTGGATGCCCCACTCCTCCACCTGCCGAATCGCCTCGGCCGCGGGCCGCAAGATGTCTCTCCACACGCGCCGGATGGCTGGGGCGTCGCGCTCCAGCTGCTCCTCCGCCCACTCCTGCAAGAGCATGGAGGCCAGCGCGTCACGGCAGACGTACCGCAGCAGCACGTCTCGGGGGAGAAGTGCGTAGGCGTAGGCTTTCGGGTCGTCGAGATTCGCCTTCGTCACCATCTGTGTCCACACGTCCTCACGCATGAACCCGCGGTCGTTGCCCGCTTCCAGCAGCGTCAGCTGTCTGGAGTCTCGTTCACGGATGGCCTTGCGGACTCGCGCACAGGCGTCAGCCAGCGCCTTCTCGGCTTCCGCCTTATGCCCGCCCATGCCAACCAGCTCAGCCAACGTGTCGAGATCGCCGTCGGCGTCGGTGTCCATCACCTTCCGCATCAACCGGTTGTCGCCTCGAAGACCGGTCGCCTTGATGCGCAGATCTTGTGAAGCACAGGAGAGGTCGTACTTCAGGTTGTTGCCGCTCTTGCCCAGCTTGGGGTCGGCCAGCAGCCGGCCCAACACCTCACGCGCACCGAAGTCGACCATCGCCTCCGGCGCCCAGACGAAGCCTGCCGACTCACCAGCCGGGAACAGGGCCGCAGTGACGATCTGAAGGGCGTCGTGCAACTCGCCCGCTGTCTCCACGTCGAAGCTGAACCACCTGTGGCGGTTGCTGCGGATCACTTCCTCGGCCACCAACGCATCGGTGCGGTTCTTCACGACGGCCGCGGTGGCGTCCCACATGGGCCCGAACTTCGGTTGATGGGTCAGCGCCCACACAAGGTCTTCGCGAAGGTACCGGCGCAGGTGCTTGTTCTTGATGGTGGCCACCGGGTTGAAGCTGAAGAACACCGGAGTGCCGTCGCTCAAGTACGTGTAGCCCCGGCGCACCGACATCACCGGCAGCTTGCGCCCCAGCACACCCTCCAGCGCACGACTGCCAAGGCAGAGGATGCGCTGTGGCTTCACCTCGTCGAGAATGGCCTTCAAGTACGGCCTGCAACGAGAGGGGGCACTCTCGTGGTAGCCCTTCTCGGCAGAAGGGCCGGGACTGCACTTCACGGCGTTGTCGTAGACGACCGGCCCCTTCCACGACTCGGCCACCAGCGCACGAAGAATCTGCCCCGAAGGTCCGATGAGCGGACGCTTCGCCCTGTCCTCCACGTCACCGGGGTAGTCGCTCACGACGTACAGGCCGCCGGGGTCGCCGTCCGCTGACATGCACGGCGTCTGGAGTCCGGGCCGGTTGGCCATCGGGCAGCGCCGGCAGCTGGGGGTCAAGTCGAGCGGGTGCTCAAGCTCGACCGCCGCCTTCGGAACCGTGGGGAACAGCTTGAGGATCTCCACGCCGTCCTCACGCCGAGAGCAGGTCCATCGCGCGGCGCACCCGTCCGGGAATGTCCGCGATGCGCGAGAGCACCGGCACGGTCGCCTTCAACTCCTCACACTTGGCCACCATGGCGTCAGCCGACTTGATGCCGTGGTGCTCCATGAGGATGGTGATCACGTCCTTCAGCTGCTTCGCCTTCGTAATGTCGGGGGACGTGCCCTCCGGCGCCTTCAACGGCACCACGTTGTCGGGAGTCGCAGGCTTCTCGGCAGTCACAGGGACCGAAAGGGTGGCAGGAGCAGGAGAAGACGGCGCCGGAGTGGAAGACGGCGCCGGAGTGGAAGACGGCGCCGGAGAAGGGTCCACGCCGGTGGGCGTCGGCGTCGGAGGCACCGGGTCGACCGACGACGTTGCCACCGTCTCGGTCTGAGGCATCACCTTGGCCTGCTCCAGCGTCGCCGGCTTGGAAGGACGCTTCTTCTTCTCCTCGTCCGCCTTCATCGCCGGACGTGCCTCGGGCATGTGCGACTGCACCGCAGCCAGCGGGTTGACGCCCACCAACACCTTCGCGGCCAGCGTGTCGAGCGCCACCAGTGCGTCTTCGTGGGAGATGCCCACCAGCAAGAGGCCGTTCCCCTCCTCAAACTCCACGCGCACCATGCGCCCCATCACCTCCGCCTCGCCCGTGAACCCTGTCAGCTTCGTGATCGCCATTTCAGTCCAGTCCCTTCTCCGCGGCGATGAAGTCCGTGATGGACAACGTGCC